TGGCATATACCGTTCTCCCTATCGCTGGCGTAGATTTGAATAATGTGGCTAACACAAATTTAAACTCTGCTGGCACAGCAATCTCAACCTTTGGCCCACTAGGTGCTGAAACATTTGGAAACTCAGGTTTTCGTTATGTTTTTGCCCAAGCTGGTGTAGCAATTGCGGCATCAACCGCTACTTGCGTAATTAACGCATCTACATTCCAAACAACTTTGGGTGCAGGAACATACTTGTCAGGTGCTTCAATGGCATCAGGCGATTATGGCTGGTTCAGCAAGGCTAGTGTTTAATAATAAAATGTAGTAAAAACGAGGGGTTACCTTAACTGGTAGCCCCTTTTTACCTTTAACAACCTAATACCTTAGGAGAATTAAAAATGGCATTACCTTCAGATCAAAACAATGCAGATAATCGTTTACAAGTTCGTTTTTACAAACGACCAGTACAACAAGATCAAGCATCACTAGAAGCTGGCAGACCAATCTTTAAAGATTTTGATTTTGTCCAAATTTGCGTAGCTGGTGATTCACTAACCGAAATTGATACTTATGCCCTACCAAGCCATAAAACCCGTTTCCCTATTCAATGGGCAAATTACATGAATAGACAGGGTGCAAACGATCAGGAAGTGGTAGGAACGCCTGTAACAGAATGGCCTTTAGTATCAAAAAGCCAAGCTGAAGAACTACGGGCAATGAAGTTTCAAACCGTTGAATCAATTGCAAGTGCTTCAGATCAGCAATTACAGCGTATGGGAATGGCGGCAGGAATGTCCCCTTTTGCGTTCCGTGACAAGGCAAAGGCATTTTTAAATCTAGCCACCAATGCGGCAGAAACAGATAAGCGTGAGTATGAAATTAATTCTTTGAAAGAAGAACTTGCCAAAAAAGACTTAGAAACTGCTAAAATAAAGGCTGAAACAGATGCGAAGTTAGCCTTAATGCAGGAACAAATGGCTACTATACTTGCTGCTGTTGGTGAAAAGAAACCCCGTAAACAGAAAACGGTAGCCACAGAGGAAGCCTGATATGTCATCAACAATGCTTGAATTAGTCCAGCAAACAACTGCTGAACTTAACTTAGCCATACCTACTTATGTAGCAGGGAACACTAACCAAGATGTGCAGCAGATTCTTGCGTTAATGAACCGTGCAGGGTATGACTTGATTAAGGAATACGATTGGCAAGCATTGGAGTTGGAATATCGGTTTTACACCACAGCAATAACCACGACCTGTAATACTACGGTTGGCACTCAAACATTGACTGCTATTCCTAGTACTACAGGGCTTGATTACACTTACTCTATTGTAGGGACAAGTGTCCCCCAAGATACTTATGTTGATGATGTTTTAAGCAGTACTTCTTTAACGACTACCCAGCAATCTTCTGCAACCTCTACAGGTCAAACCGTAACCTTTAGCAAGACAATTTACCCCTTGCCTGCTGACTACGAAACCATTACAGACAACACTCATTGGGATAAGACAAAGCATTGGCAGATGCTTGGCCCAGTAGACGCACAGCAATGGCAATGGCTCAAGTCGGGTTATATCTCCACAGGCCCACGGATTCGTTGGAGAATTTTAGGTAATACCTTTCAGATATGGCCACCTTACAACACCGATGAGTATTTAGGCTTTGAGTACCGTTCTAAGGGCTGGGCGAGAAGTGCCGCTAACGCTGTTAAGAATAGCTTTACTGTTGATACCGATACAACCGTATTAGATGACGCAGTAATTGTATTGTTAACTAAACTTAAATATTTCCAAATTAAGTCATTTGATACTACCGCATTACAACAAGATTACACTCGTTATCTTAATGTTGCTAAAGCTAACGATAAAGGATCAGCTACCCTATCCTTTGCACCTATGCCAAGTGCCGTGCTGATTGGATATGCAAATATTCCTGATAGTGGTTACGGGTCTTAGTAATGCCAGTACCAAAAAAGTTTACTGCTAAGACTACTTCTTTAGCTTCCCCAATTGGGGGATGGAATGCTAGAGATTCATTAGCTGAAATGAATCCGTTAGATGCGGTTCAGTTAATCAATTTCTTTCCCACACCTACCGATGTAACCCTCAGAAAAGGGTTTTCACAAGCATCTACAGGGATTACTGGGGAAGTGCAAACCCTAATGAATTATGCTGGTTATAACGGTACAAATACGCTTTTTGCCGTAGCCAACGGGGTAATCTATAACGCATCAACTTCTGTTGCAACTTCTGTATTTACAGGTTTAGGTAACAGTAAATTCCAGCATTGCATGATTTCTACTGATGGCGGTAACTTCTTGATTGCGGTTAATGGGCAAGATGCTGCCATGGTTTATGACGGTACTCGTTGGTACAAGATGGCTACGACAAGTACGGCACAGACTATCTCAAGCATTACAAGGGGTGGCACAGGCAACTTAACAGCTACCTTGACTACCGCTTCACCGCACGGACTTGTTACAAATAATCGGGTTGTTATTAGTGGTGCTACAGCATCAAACTATAACGGCACTTATGCCATTACTGTGACAGGTGCTTCTACATTTACCTACACGATGGCTACTGCACCAGCGGCTAACGCTACCGTGGTCGGGATTTACACAGTTTTAGGCATTACAGGCGTAGACAGTAGCGTATTCGTTAATGTCAATATGTGCCAAAACAGACTGTTTTTTGTGCAAAAAGACACAATGACATTTTGGTATCTACCCGTAGAGTCTATTGGTGGTGCGGCATTAGACTTCCCATTAGGGTCTATCGCTAGATCAGGTGGTTTCTTGCAAGCAATGGGTACATGGACTTTAGACGCTGGGTATGGTGTAGACGATCTATCCGCATTTGTTACTAGCATGGGCGAGGTCATTGTTTACAAGGGTACAAACCCTAGTGACTCTAATGCTTGGAGTGAAGTTGGTGTATGGCAATTAGGTCAAACATTTAGCCGTAGATGCTTCTTTAAATGGGGTGGTGATCTACTGTTATTGACCCAAGACGGTCTAGTACCAATGTCAGGCGCACTTCAATCTTCACGCCTAGACCCACGAATTTACCTAACCGACAAAATTTACTTTGCAGTAAGCCAAGCGGCTACCCTTTTCTATGCTGAATTTGGCTGGCAGATTACCTACTTTGCTAGTGAAAATATGTTGATTTTGAACATCCCTGTAGGTACAGGGTATGAGCAATATGTCATGCACACTATCACTAAGTCATGGGCTAGATTTACTGGGGTAAACGCTATTTGTTGGGAAGTGTCTGCGGAAAACAAGATTTACTTTGGGGCTAACGGTTTTGTAGGGCAATTTTATACCCAACTTGCCGATAATACTTCCAATATTGTTGCGACTGCACAACAAGCGTACAGTTATTTTGAAAGCCGTGGGCAATTAAAACGCTTTACCTTAGTACGCCCTATCCTACAGACTGATAACGGCTTACCGACTGTTCTATGCGGTATTAGCACGGATTTTGACACCCAGCCGTTAACCAATCAAATAGCCTTCAATCCAGCAACACTAGATATTGGTGTTTGGGATACAGCTTTGTGGGATGACGCTAACTGGGGTGGCGTATTGACTACTACTAAGTTTTGGCAGGGGGTCACAGGAACAGGGTTTGCTGGATCAATTAACATTAATGTGGCATCACAAGGGATTGAGTTTCATTGGGCATCAACCGATTATGTAATGGAAACTGGGGGCGTACTGTAATTGCTATGTTTTGATAAAGACTTATTAGGGCCATTTATCGCCCAAAAGTTAGACATGGTATGGACACCTGAAAATTCAAGCACAATTGGCTGGGTAACGGATGAAATAGAGGCAGTAGTTTGGTACGAGGATTTTAATAAAAAGTCGGTAACTTGCCATATTTACCTAGAAAAAGGGTTAAATAGGCAATACTTATCTACCATTTTTAATTATCCTTTTGTACAATTGGGGGTAGATAAGATTGTTTGCCCCGTGGTTAGTAGTAACGACAAGTCTATAGAGTTTGTCAAGAAATTGGGGTTTGAGGAACAAGCACGATTACTTGATGTTTTTCCTACTGGAGATTTGTTGTTTTTTGTAATGTCAAAAGACAAATGTAGATTTTTAGGAGAAAGATATGGGAAA